ATGTGATAGTGTAAAATACTATGTTGATTTACTGAACAACCACTCGGCATATGAGAATTTTAGAACTCTAAGAGAGAAAACTAAAGACTCTATGAAATTAATTAAAACACTAGACAAATTCTCTACCACAAAAGACTATGATGAGAGAGTGATAAGAATGATTAACATAATAAGAAAAATGGAGGAGAAATAATGAGTAGTGATAAACAATTAATATTGATTATATTGTCAGCTGTCGTAATATTTGGCTATCAATGGTATAAAGATGAAAAGAAAAAAAATGATTACAGAAAAAAATATAGAAAATCGCAAGGGTGGGAATAATATTAAAGAATGATGAACGATAAAGACATAAATGAATATCACGAATTGATGAACAAATTAAAAAAGGAAAAAACATATAAACCTTTACCAGAATCAGTTACAGTTAAATCAAGCCCTATTCATGGCTTAGGTTTGTTTGCAATCGAGACCATACCTAAGAATATCGATCTTGGTATGATTCATTTTGTATTAGAAAATCTCTATGACAATAGAGAACGTGAGATTATTAGAACTCCTGTTGGGGGTTTTGTTAATCATTCAGAGAATCCAAACTGTGAAAGAGTAGAAGTTAAATCACATAGATGGAATCTTAAAACTATAAAAGAAGTTAAAAAAGGTGAAGAACTTACACTAAAATATACAATATATAAGGTTGACAAAACAGATTAAATGTGTTATAATAAATTATGATAAAATGTTTAATACAAATAATAGATTTTAAAATATCAATGTTGAATAAAATGAAAAGATGTTTAACAGGTGAAACAAAAACGGATAAGATTTATAAAAGTGAAAAAACAAAAAAAGATGTTAAAGAATGGGTAAAAAATAAATGAATATATTTTACTTACATAAAGACCCTAAAGTTTGTGCTGAACAACACCTAGATAAACACGTTGTAAAAATGCTTATCGAGTATGCTCAGTTGATGTCAACTGCTCACAGAATGCTTGATGGTATCAAGTACATTGCTAAATCAAAGACAGGTAGAAAAGTAACCAGATACAGACTAGAGAATAAGAATGAAGAAGCAATTGTTTACAAGGCTTGTCATTTAAATCACCCGAGTGCAGTATGGGTTAGAAACAATGCTTACAATTACAACTGGTTATATCAGATGTGGTCTTATTTGCATGATGAATTTAAATTGAGATATAACAAAGATCATAAATCATATGTGGTGTTAAAAGACTTATTGAGAAATCCCCCTAAAAATATTCCCCTAAATATTCCTTTTAATCAACCAACACAAGCAATGCCTGATGATGTAAAGAATGAAGATAGTATAACTGCTTATAGAGATTACTATGTTAAATACAAAAAAGATTTTGCTACATGGAAAACAAGTATACCTGAATGGTATAGTGAAGGAATAAATAATGCCAACGTATAATTTTTACAATAAAAGAACTAAAAAAACATATACAGATTTGATGACTATATCTGAAATGGAAGAGTTTATCAAAAATAAACATATTAAGATATTACCACCAACACGATTAAATATCGTATCAAGCACAGGTTCGATGGATAGTAAAACTGATAACGGTTGGAAAGAGGTATTATCAAAGATTACAGAAGCACACCCAGCGAGTGAATTAGCAAGTCAATACGGCAAAAAGTCAGTAAAAGACACACAAGTTGATAAGGTAATACAAAAACATAGAAAACGTAAAATAAAAGGCGGACCAAGGTAGTCCAGAGAGATAAATAGAACATATGGCAGATTTTGATTTTTTAGACGGATTTGATGCTGAAGGAGATTGGGGTTTTACCTCAGTTAAACAGAAACCAGCAACAGAAAGTAAGGCAGAGTCAGACGCTACAAAAGAAGTTGTCAAGGCGACAGCAGATGGTGTGGGTAAAGCTGTGTCTAGTGAGATTATCAATAGACTAGAAAGTAAACTAGATAAATTATTGAGAGCAACAAATGAAACTAAAGAAACAGTTGTTGCCAAGAACGAAACAGAACTAGAGATCGCTAAGAAGCAAATGGATGATGAGTACGATCTTAGAAAAGACAATCTAGGTAAAGAATACAAAGAAGACTTTAAGAAACTAGAGAAACTTATCATACCTCTATTAATCAAATTAGCAAAATCACCCGAGGCCTATATTCACTGGCCTAACAGAGCAGAAGTAATCGAAGCACAATTGAAAAAAATTGTACAGATTACTCGTGGCAAATAATCAATCAAAGGATATCAAATGAAACTAAGTAAGAATTTTAGCTTAAAAGAAATGACTGCTAGTCAAACCGCTGAACGTAAAGGACTTAATAATAATCCTAATGACGATCAGATTACAGGATTACAGAAGTTATGTGAAAATATATTACAACCTGTCCGAGATCAATATGCTACACCAGTAACCATTTCTAGTGGATTTAGAGGTCCTGAATTGTGTTTAGCAATAGGATCATCAGTAAATTCACAGCACACTAAAGGCCAAGCTGCTGACTTCGAAATCTATGGAGTGCCAAATGCTGAATTAGCAGTATGGATTATTAAAAATTTAGACTTCGATCAGTTAATATTGGAATTTCATAATCCAGAAGAACCTAATAGTGGTTGGATTCATTGTTCATACAAAAGTCCAACAGATAACAGAAAACAAACATTGAGAGCATTCCGTGATGATAGTGGTAAGACTCAATACGTTGAATATAATCCTAGCTGAACGCTTGGTGAATTTACACAAAAAGAACTAAACGATATGCTGACACTTCATAGAAGTAATTAGTGCTTGACCTATTGTAGGTTATGTGATACAATATAGACTATGAATAAATTACAAGAATATATGAAAGCTAATCATAGCATGAGAAGCTTTACCCACGTACCACAAGAGAAAAAAGAATTAAACATAGTTACCGAAACTATCAAAGGCAAAAGATTCTATGTATTACCCAATGGTAATAAGTATCCATCTATCACAACCGTGCTATCGGCTAGAGGCAATGAAGGTATACTGAAATGGCGTGAGTCGGTTGGTGAACAAGTTGCAAATACTATTATGAGGAATGCAGCTAGAAGAGGCACAGCCGTACACACACTTACAGAAAACTATCTTAACAACGAAGAACTATCTCAGCAAGGAGTTTTACCTACTGCGTTATTTACCATCTTAAAAACTGAACTGGATAAGATAAATAATATAGTAATGCAAGAAGGTGCTTTGTACAGCGATAAATGGGGTGTTGCAGGTAGAGTTGATTGTATTGCAGAATATGATGGCAAGTTATCAGTAATAGATTTTAAAACATCTACTAAAGATAAAAAAGAAGAATGGGTAGAAAACTATTTTATTCAGACTTCTGCTTATTGTGAAATGTATGAAGAACTATATGGTAGAGCAATCGATCAGATAGTAATATTAATTGTGACTGAAGAAGGTTCAACACAAACCTTTGTCAAAAATAAGAAAGATTATTTACCCCTATTAAAACCAGCTATAGAGGAGTTTCATAAGAAATTTAAAGAGAATGGACAAGCTAATTAAAACTATATGTGGATTATTTTTTATATTATGTTTATCCAGTAAATCGTATGCAGGACCAGAGGGTATGTCAAACTATCCTTGGGAACTACAACAAATGCCAATATGGTGTGGACCTTTAGATGATGTTAATAAAGCATTAAAAAAAGAAGGTTACATTGCTATGGAAGTTTCATTTGGTAGAATGGCAGCTTTACCAGACGGTGAAATTGTTTATGCAATAATGACTTATGCGTCAAGTGATGTTGAAGGACATATATTAAGAACAATGGAAACACCTGCTCAACAAGAGAAGTGTGTATTAAATATGTTGTTTAATTACAAAGTAGTGACGCCAAAAGAATTAACGAATTAATTGTTGATAAGAAGACAATAACTTTTAGGGACCTGGGTGCAATACCCAGCCACTCCACCATTCAAACAATGAAATTTGAGGGGTGGAAATAGGATCGACCATCAGGTAAAACTTCTAGGAGATTGATCGCTAACACCGTACTGTTATTTAAATGCTAACTTAAATAGTTTTGCATTAGCGGCTTAGGTCGTTAGGGGTTTGCCTGTACCTCGCAACAGAAACAGGCGCTTGACTTTTAGCAATGAATGTAGTATAATATATAGATATGACAGATACAATATTAACACCTAATAAGTTTGCTTTGATTGTGGAGAATATAGTTAAAGAGAAGAAAACTAGTTACATAGACGCAATTTTAGACTATTGTACTGATAACGGAATTGATCCTAGTAATGCTAGATCAATGATAAATAAAACATTAAAAGAAAAAATAGCATACGAGGCACAGAACCTTAATATGTTAAAAGAAAAGGTAGCAAAACTACCTATATAATGGAGAAAAATAACAATGAGTGAAGAATCTGAAAAATCTAAAACAGGCATGAACAACCCATATTTAAAGGGTCATCAAATAGGAATAACGCCACTAGTTTTAGGTACATATGTTTTAAAATATAATATGCCTATGAAGTTAGTCAATGAGATTAATGAAATATATGATAATGCAAAGCCAATAGAACTAACACCTTGGAATGATAATCTTGCAGGTAAGATAGAAGAAGAAAACAATATTGATAATTTACTTACACCTGAAATGAACGAAATCTTTATGGGTTGTTTTTCAGGATATATGAAACATTGTTTACCAACAAGAACACAATGGATTACTGTTTTAAATACTGCATGGATAAATGAAATGAAAGATAATGAATACAATCCTTTTCATACTCATTCTAGTGCAACAAGTGAGGTAGGATTATCTTCTGTGCTTATGTTAAAAAGACCTACTAATTATGGTAAAGAATATGCTAATGATAAAATTAATACAAACGGCCGTTTAGAATTAAATGGTGGTTCACAAGATGTGCTTTCAATAGCACAAATTAGAGTAGATGCTCAAGTAGGAGATTTCTATGTATTTCCTTATACTGTAACGCATGGTGTTTATCCATTCAATAATACAAATCAAAAAAGAAGAACACTATCATACAATTGTGATTTATTAAGACCAGTAAAAGAAGCGGAAAAAGATAATGGATAAAGATATACAAATGCAAGTACCTCATGTAAATTTTAGGGTAAGAGAACTAGGCGAATGGGTTGATACAAATACAGATACCTATTTTAAAGGCAAGAGAGTGATAGTATTCTCTCTACCAGGTGCTTTCACACCAACTTGTTCAAATCAACAACTACCAGGTTATGAAAAACAATCAAATGTTTTTAAAGATCATAACATAGATGAAATCTATTGTATATCAGTAAATGATTCCTATGTTATGAACGCTTGGGCAACAGATCAAAAACTAGAAAATGTAAAAGTAATACCTGATGGTAATGGTCAATTCACACAAGAGATGGGAATGCTTTGTCAGAAAAGAGATAAGTGTTTTGGTCAAAGAT